TATAAGGGTCTCTTACTTCCATATGAGTAATCATATGCGCTAAATCAACACCCGTTAAATTTTTTCGATAAAGTTCCCTATAGATAATTAAAGTACCATCTGTGGGGTCAATACTGCCCCATATACAAGCACTTTCAGAAGCATAGCCGTAGTCTATCCCCTTAGTTCGTTCCCACCCAAAGGGGATCTCAAAAGGAATAATAACGTGCGTTTGTAAATCAAACTCAGTAAAGGCTGCTCCTTCCGCCACATCCCAATCGCCCTCCAAAAGTTGCTTTCGCTGTACAGCCGGTAAAGCTTGTAGCATGTGCTCATAACGACCATCCTGACAAAGATATGGATTATCTTGTAGTCTTGCTGGAATAAACTTCCGCGTTAGACCGTCCTCACCCTCAAAAGATTCATTCGGCGGAGCAGAGGTCACATATCTTTTTTTAACCCACTGTGATCCTACACCGCCGGGATTAGCCGTACAACGTAAATAAGGCGTTATTTCCGAATCTGTTGTACGCAATCTCGATGCTAAATAGTTCCAAGAGAATTCTGTTGGCAGATGCGTAATCTCGTCAAACCCTATCCATGAATAAGCTTGTCCTTGATAACGATAAACATCAGCATCCCTTTCTAAAAAACCAAATTCTATTTTAGCCCCACTCGGAAAGTTCCATAGTTTTTCTACTTCTCTAAATTTACATCCGGGGAAAGCTTGTGGATAAAGTTCTCTAGATTTATCGATAAGCTCTCGTAGTTCAGGCATTGACCTTCTTAATATTAAAGCCCGATGAGCAGCCCTGTGAGCATACCTCAAAGGGTCTACTAACATCGCATAAGACTTCCCGCCTCCTGCTGCTCCACCATAAAGAACATCTATCTCCGGTGAAGCTAAGAAATCTGTTTGCGGACCAGCATTAGGTTTAAAAACAATATTATTAGCAATTTCTTTTTGGACCCTTAAGGGGGCATTATCAATAACATCCGTTGTTGTAACCTGTCCTGTCTTTGTTGTTTTGTCTTTATTAAGTTTATTTAATAATTCTTTCGAGTTATTTAATGCCTTACGCTGATTCTGTAATTTTATTTCAACTGCTTTAACTCTTCTTTGCTTAGTTTTAACAGCTTTCTTAGCTTGCATACGTGCTTTTGTATCGCTATGATAATTATATCCTCTTCCTTTTGAACCTTTTGCACGACCAGTTTTCTTACAAGGTGTACCATCCTTTTTAAGGATAAAACTTCCGTTGTCGTCTGTAGCATATTTCTCGGGATATATCTCCCAATCAAGTTTAGTAACGGTCTCTGATGACATTCTTTAATCCTTGGTGGCTTATGTTACGTCCAGTTTTAAAGGTGAGCCAAGCTGCTCCATCACGAAGAGATATTGATTTATCCGAAACTAGTGTTTGGATCTTATCAAGTGCCTCTAGTTCTTCTGGAACCTCTTCGAGTTCCTTTGAACCTTCTGTATATGGTCTATAGCCAAATGGCGTTTTACCTAACTTCGGCCTCAATGATTATTTCCTCCTTTGCTGGTAATATAAACACTCCACCTGAAACTGCGTGTTTAACCTCCAATGTATCTTTTTTACCTAACCCTACGCGGTCTAAGATCGTCTGCGCTGCCTGAATTCTCATACTTGCTTGTGGGATTGGTTCATTAGATTCCATCACATCTACAAGTTTTTGTGCAGCTTGCGGGGCTGACTGAGCAAGAATAGTCGAAGCCATCTCTAAAATTTCAGATTTAAGTGCTTTAACTACATGCCAATGAGATGTATATCCTGATAGTTCAGCGGCTTTTCTAGGATCACCCCCAGTTGCAATTAAGTTTTCAAGGAAATTCTCTTGTTTAGTTGTTAATTGTTTATTCATATTATTACATTATAGGGCTGTATTTCAGGTTTGTCAAGTAGTTTGATAAAAAAGGACTTGACAAGTTCCATATTCAACCCTATAATACTAAGTATACCCCCAGGGGTTATAGTACTTAAGAGTGTATAAGTTTTATAGTTTATGTTTTTAAAGAGTTCTAAAACTATTTTAGAATAATTATAGAATTAAACTGGACTGTCCGCATTAAATGAGTTAGATGCAGTACAAGACCTCAATATAAAATACCTATAGAAAGAATAAGTGACTACGAGACATTAGCGAAATAAGAGCATCCCAAAAGTATAAGACTATTTTCAAGCCCTATTAGAGAGCATCTCTAAGCCTCAGATAGTGTGTATCAACTTTACATTTGAAAATGGCTCAAAATGTTTATGATTTAGTATATATGGTGGGGAGGGGGGGTGGTCTCCTGCCCCTCCCAAGTCTCCGAAGTCCTCCGAAATCTTAAGTCTAAGCTATAACATTCAGAATATTCTATAACTAATTGTTTTATCTCAGAATACTTCAAGGGATTTTAAAATAATTTTAAAGTGAGCGGCAAGTTGACATCAGGTTGCGTCGCTACGAGAGTCTTAAATATCATTCTCGAACTGCTAGAACGCTATTAAATTTAATAACTTATCCTAAAATAAGCATAGTAAATTCTAGCAGTTGAAAGAATGACACCGAGCGACACCAATACCGAACGATTCTAAACGACGCACAGGGTCCGCGCTAAACGGTAGGCAGTAGGTAGGTATAGGGGTGCATTAGATAATGGCATGGCGGAGACTAGGGGTGGTCTCAGGGGTGTATTTTGATGGGGGTTGGCGAGTATGTTTCGAGTACTCAAATTCTAGACAAAAAAAAGTCCCCGAAGGGACTAAATGGTCTGGGTTTATTTTAGTTTAGATTATGAGTTTAATAGTGCTTTCAGGTCGATTCCAAGTTCGGACGCCATGTCCAAAAATGCATCAAGTTTAGCATCGCGCTCATTATCGACAGCGGTAATTTTTACGCTTGCTGGCTTGTTCCCAAATCCGTTTGGCTTGAGCACCTTAGCTGCTGCGACCTTATGCTTCGCGGTAGTCTTTTTTGTAGTCTTTTTGGTAGTGTTATCGACCTGTAAAAACATAGGATATTTAGTAATATCGACGCCGTCTGCTTTGAAAGCGTAATTGAACTTATCTAATTGAATTAAAGCTTTAAGATTAGCCGGTATTTTTTTAATTTTCTTATAGGCTTCAACTTCACCGGCGGTTACCGCGCCATTGTGCAGAGCACTCATGGAGGCTTTAATATTCCCGACAAACTTGTTACGGATTTTAGTCTTACTTGAGTCAATACCTAGTTCAGCAAGTATTAGATCCGCTAAGTGATAGGATGGCGTCCACAATGCCCTGTGATTAACTACGGAATCGGCGTTTATCGTTACTTTATCGCCGCGTTTGGTCGTATAAGTTACTGTTTTATTTGACATTTCGGGTAATAACCTCGTTTTAGATTAAGAATCGACGGAACCCCGCCAGAAACCGAACATTAATTCATTCGACAGGCATTGTCAAACGTCGCGCTAACTGATTGTTTCTACTGTTATTATTTTCAATGAAACTTAGTCCTATTTATAAAATATAATTAATTATTTAAGTTGGTTATTTAGAATATTGGTGAATTTAATTTGGAATATCGGTGAGTTTAATATAGTAACATGCAATATATCTTGACAATTACTTGCGGTCAAACACTAGTACATGTCGGTCATCATATTTATTTTTTTATTTATACATGCTCTAAAAAATAAACTGCACCAATAACAATTGTTAAAAGGATAATAAAAGAGTTAAGAGTTTCTTTAGTTTCTTTTTTCATGATGTACCGTTGACTAGCGTTATTTTACCTGCGTGTTGCAATGCAGCAGCTTTTTCATCAGTTGTAAGATAGATTAGCGTCGTGTTGTTGCCGACAATATCACCGTTTGCTATCGCGTCGCTATAGCCTGCTTCAATCTGCGCTGTGGTAACGCTTCGCACTTCCGGGTAGCAGAGATGGTAAATTTTGCCCATAATCTTAGTCCTCTATTGTTGTTTGACTGGAATTACATATTAGCATAAGAGGTCCGTAATGAATCCTTTTATTTACTTTCCTTTTTGTTAGAGTGATATAAGGTTATACGATAATTGATGTCATTCTCGTCTGTGATTACGATTTCTGTTACTTTGTAGCCTGCATCGACACACAATTTCTTATTTGCTTTTACTCTACGCGAACTACGTTTGATATTGGTTACGTTGTGAAGTGATAGGTACATATTTCATTTTCCCTTGTTTGCGGTATATGCTTGGTCAGTAAAAATATCTTCAAGGTCATAGTAGCCAGTGAGATGAGGCGATTTCTTTAGGTGGTTTCGGACAGCATTTGCTAAGCCTCGGTTCGTTCCCTCCCAAAAATATCTATCTTGACCAAATGCCTTACCCTCTACGGCAGCGGCGTCTTGCTGCTCAATGGTAGGTTGACGATACTTCCAGGTTGCCATGATAACTCCTAATATTTTTGCTGGATTTTGTGGGTGAGCGAAACATCCTAGCAACCGACAGCGTGATTGTCAACCGTGAGCACCATGTTATTAAGTTATCTTTTTACTTACTTTTAGGTATAGTATTTTGTTCAAGACTATCAAAATTTTCCTTACATTCTAAGCACATATGATTGAGTTTAGACTTGTAACAGTAGCCTGATTTCACATACCAGCAACAATATGAAACTCCTAATGGTGCTAAAATATTTTCTGCAGTATTAAAAGTCTTTTGCTTAAGTTGTTTCATAGTATTAAAATATCTTGGATAATAGTGGTTGGTTTAGTTTGCTGTAACATTTAACAACTCTCTATTTTTGGTAATTTAATTTTAACTATTTCATACGCCGACCAAACATCTTTACTTTCCGAATGTATTACTTTGTTACCTTCTATTGTTGCATAGCTTTCCCATTTCCAACCAAGGGAATCTTCCCAATCATCATTTAATCTTATGTTCATAGCACCAATCGCATCTTGTTCGCTATCAAACATACCAATACATTCCCACTCCTCATAATTAAGGGATGACATTATGCAATTAGCATAGCTCAGTAAAATAAATTGATTCATTCTATTAATCCTTTATGCAAATTTCATATCAAAACTTGGGGGTTTACAGTATAAATTTTTATATCTAGTAGGGTTAAAACCGGAACCTACAATCGGCAAACTTTTAATCTCTAATAAAATAACATCTACAGTTTCAGGTGTACAGTACCCTGTGACCGAAGTAACCGTATCATATTCTAATAGTGTCACTTCAAATACCCCGTCATGGTGAGGCTCCTTGACGACACTAGCACTATATCCGTTATCGAATGTGTATATTTCGTGCCACGATAGCAGCGAACTATCATTAATTATTTCAACATTCATTTTATTAATCCTTTATTTAAGGCCACGTTCGATGAACTTCGGCCACCCATTCAGCCCCATCGTACTCCTCAATAGTATACTCTACATCGTCCGGGATTTCGATAACCTTTAGTTTCGCATGTTCACCATTGGCTCTACTACCTAGTTTTTCTACCACTTCAATTAACTTTAAGCTATCTCTATTATTCCTGTCGTAAAATGGATTAGCCTTCCGAATTGAGCTTTTTAATTCGATCAACGCCTCTTGAGACAGACCAAACCCGCCATAACAGTTATTGATAACTATCTTTTTCATCTTCAATCTCCAAAAACATTATCTTGACATGTCTGACACATGGCAGAAATTTGAAATTCTTTTCTGCTCAATTCATCAGTAAAATTATCGGCAGGTTCGCCGCATGTTACACACTGATTGTTATCTTTACATTCAGTATAATTTGTTCCAAACATTTGGGTTGTGAAACTCGAAAGAAAGTTTTCCATTGCTTTAGTTTTCATTTACTTTTTCTCATCAGTTGCTATTAATTTAAAATCTTTATCATCTGTCGAATGAATCCAGCGAAGCGCAACACCTTAGCAAACGACAACGTGATTGTCAACCGTGAGCACCATGTTATTAAGTTATCTTTTTAATTAATTACTGTATATATATCTACCTATTCTACATACATAATTTTACTCGCCCGTCCAAAGCTCTCCGCCATGCTATAATTGTGGCCGCATCATTGATTTGGTCAGCATAATTCCTCCGCCCGTGAATACACTTCGGATTGTTAGGGTTCGCTTCCATCGCGGCGTGACAATCACTAATGATATATCTAAGGGAGGCATCTGACAGCCGCCAAAAGCTATCATTCTCAAGATATTGTGGCTTCGCTTTCATTATACCACCTCATTGATTTTTAAAAACTTTAAAGAGATTTTAAAATTTATTAAATACTTACTACTTCTTTAAGTAATTTCCGCGCACCTTTTGTGATACCTAATATCTTGCCAGCATTGAGAATTTTTCTCGCTGCTTTCTTAGGTATATATATTTCTTCGAGCGGTCGAGCGTAGCGCAGAACAGATTCTAATAGGACGCGATGAATGCGTATACCGAACCCGCCTATCCTACTATCAATCCAAATTAGTTGTGCATACTTACGACCTAATTTACAAACTAACGTAAGTCTAGAATGCCCTTGCTTATCCGCAAACCAAACGACACAAGGTGATTCTAGCTTTTTAATTAGATTTATATATTTACTCATCTTACTTAACCCTAGCAATTTTGCCATCTTGCATTGTAACCTTAGCGAAAAACTCGCGGCCAATACCAGTAATATGAGGACGATTAGCCCCAAATAACATCCCATTTAAAACATATTCCTCACCAAATACAGAAGTCTCTATATAATTCAGAGGGTTGCCAATGTTTTCCTTGAGTACCTTTTTGCTCGGATAATTAAAGACAATCATACTAGTTTCTCCATTTTGGTTGGTTGTGTGATTGAGCGGAAACAGCCTAGCAAACCGCATCGGGCCTGTCAACCCCATGTACCCTGTGTAATAAAACTATTAAGTATTCAATATAATTTTGCAACTGGTCCTTGACAACGACTTGATGGTGCTTTAGGCTGCTCCCAAACCGATGACAACTAACACAAAAATGCTAATCACTAAGGAGAAAAGCATGAAAAATTTCGTCGCACAAGCCAGCCGAAAACTGGGTAAAAAGCGGATGAAATACGTTGAATTTATTGAGGTCGATTTTGGTGTGGATACAGTCTTTATAGTTGGTCTGAACCAAGGCTACCACAACGAAGGTTATGGTGAGACAATGTGGCAGTTTGGCGCTCACTGTTTAAAAACTTATGGTGGAGACATGACCACGCAGCAAATGTGGGATGACCTTATATTCTTTTTTAATGATGTTCAAAAGGTAGAAGTAGCATGAAAGTTTCAATTAAAAATTTACCAGTTGCGAACCGTTCGGCTTTAAATAAAATTAAAAAGGGTTTCGGCTACAGTTTTCAAACTTTGCTGAGTCCACCAGAAGCTAACCCAAAGATTAAAAAGAATAGTAAGGTAGGTGTATTGACAGCAGGTATGCATTTATCACCGAGTGATAGTGCTGGTGTCCACTACGGTGAATCTTGGAACGTCTGCCCTAAAGCATCTGACGGTTGCAAGGCAATGTGTTTACATACGGCAGGTAATCCAGCATACATGGAAGGTAAGATTCGTGCGAGGCTTGACCGTACTCGGATGTTTTTCCTTAATCGAGATTTGTTTGCTGCAATATTGGTAAATGAGATTACTTCTCTCCTACGGAAGGCTACCAAGGCGGGTATGCAATGTGGCATTAGGTTAAATGCTACGTCAGATATTTGTTGGGAGTCGTTTTATATTGACCATCGATTACTTATGAAGATGTTCCCTACCGTAGAGTTTTATGATTATACTGCTATTGCTAACCGAACTACACCAAGCAATTATCATTTAACATTCTCGCTAAAAGAAAATAACATGCACGAAGCGATGAATGAATTAAATCGTGGCTCGAATGTTGCAGTAGTTTTTGATACTAAACGTGGTCAAGAGTTACCAAGTACATACTTAGGATATGATGTTATAAATGGTGATGAGCACGACTTCAGGCCACTAGATGCTAAAGATTCTATTGTCGGACTTAGAGCTAAAGGTAAGGCAATCTATGATGTTTCAGGGTTTGTTCAAGGAGTTTGATTATGATGCTTACAAGTTCAAAAGAATATTTCGGTGAGGGTATAGGTATCATACTGAAAACTAAAAGCTTTTTATTTGATGCTTATATCACGAAACGATTACGTTTAAAATTTAGTATTGGATTGGATTTAAAACATATAATCTTATTGTTGTGGGTCGGACCATTCGCCTTTGAAGTAACCCGTAATTTAAAGCAAGAAGATTTTCATTTTAAAGTTATTGAAGATTCTTTAGAGTAAGTTTTATAGAACAACTAAGAGTTGTATAAGTTTTTTAGAACAACTAAGAGTGTATAAGTTTTAGAGTTTATTTTTTTAAAAGAGTTCTAGAACTATTCTAGCATACTTTTTAACCTTTGTAAAGGGTAATAGAAATGGAAAAATTTGGACACGAAACAACAGTATCGGAACGAGCTAAAGATATAACCTTTGAAAGGTATTTATTTAATTTTAATAATGGCTATGGTGCATCCGTAATTAAAGCTGACTATTCTTATGGCGGTTCAAGTGGACTATGGGAATTAGCCATACTTGATATAGGTGGAAATATTACCTACGAAACACCTATCACAAATAATGTATTAGGGTATCTAACTGATGATAAAGTAAAGGAGACATTGAATAAAATTAAAAAGTTTCATAGAAAAGATGGGGCTTGACAGCGTTTGCGAAATGCGCTAGACTGTTTCGCGTTGATACAAACACCTCTAATGGAGAAGGATATGTTAACAGCATTAAATGATAATCATGAAGCAATTCAAGAACTAAGAGACACCGGCTACGGTGAGGCAGATTTTGAAGTTAAGAAGGCAACGGTAGAATTTTCTATACTTGATTCTTTGGGAGCAGTACATCACCACTTTCCAAGTAAAGAAGTTTATTATCGAACTGATACTTTAGAGCCTCTAGCAGTTCACGGTCAGCATTATAAACCCTTACAGTACCGTGAAATGATTGACAAAACTAGGGATATGATTGAACGCTGTAGCTTAGATGCAACAGGAGTCAAAGAAAATATACAGGTATCACCGAATGGTGGGATGTGTGCAGTTAATTATACCTTACCTGCCAAAGAATATATAACACCTGATGGTGACAAGGGATGTGTTAAAGTAATGGCACTATCTAGCTTCAACGGGGTTTGGAGCTTTATATTATCTTTAGGGTTTCAGCAATGGGCCTGCTTTAATTCTCAAATCTTTATCAGGAACCCTGCCTCAATATATAAGGCTCGACACACTAATAAACTTGATATTGAGAAGGGTGTATATGTTCTCGGCAAGGTTGCTAATGTTATTGAAGATGAGATTGAACTTTGGCACGATTGGTATAATACTCCGGTCAATCAGGTTGAAAGAACTATGATCTTTGCGAAGTGTGCAAATTTCAAGGGTGATTTTAACATGTTACTTCAAGATATGAGATGCTATAATCAGTTAGACCATGCGACTAACAAAACTCTAGCATACTTAAATGAAGTATATAATACTAACTATGGCCCTCGGATGGGTGACAACCGATGGTCAGTATATAATGCTATCACTGATTGGAGCACTCACGCCCCATCATCTAGTAAAAATACGATAGCATTGTCACAACGTAGAACTGAAAGAGCTTCAGAAGTAATTAATGAGTATTTACTAGCAGCATAAACTAAACCTAAAGGAAAATGAAAATGGAATCAGCTAAAGAATACACAACATCTAATGTACTTACACATAAATCTAAAATAGATTACTTATCTATTCAAAATTCTCAAGCACCTCCGCGTAAGACTCAGCCGCACTCTGCTTGGCGTGATTTATTTATTTCAATGAAAGTAGGTCAGTGGATGTTTATTCGTAAGTCAGACTACGGTAGGGTATGTGCCGCCGCTAATAGTTATGTCAAAGGACGCTATACAATGTATCAAGTACCTGAAGGGTATTGTTTTCTAAAAACTAAGTAAAGGGAGGTGTTGCGCCCCATATAGCTATGTGACCTGAGTAAGTCCATAAACTTCTCATCCTTTTTTAAAATTTAAAATAGCGAGTAAATAAATAATGAAAAAGCCTACAACAGCGAGAAGGAACGCACAATTAAAAGAAACAATTTTAAAAATTTTATTTGGAAATAGCATTAGCAACGAGAATTTTAGTGATGAAGAAATTATCCTTCGTATAAAAATGCTTTCAGATTTTTATGAGAAGGTGATTGAAACTGCATTGGATAAAGATTTAGAAACTTACTTAGATTCTTCAGATACAACTAGCTCTGAAAAATGGACTCGTTGGGCATTAGATAATATCTCCTAAGTTAGGAGTAATTGATATGAAAAAACAAACAGGAACTCCAGAGATTCTAAAAAATCTCATGCTCATCAATCTGATAAAGACTATTCAAGAAAGAATACGTCCGATTGGTTTGATGAATACTACCGTAATCGTTACTTAGTAAAAGATAACTTACTAAGCTCCTTCTCTAGTAAAGGAAATTTTTATAGTGTTATATAAAACACACAACGAAACAGACGATATTGATATTAATTTTTCTTCACGCAAAGGTTCTATTAGCATAAGCTATAATAATATTTTAAATACAAATGAATTCAGTACACTTAGGCAGTTAGCCGGTAGTCTAAAAATTTGAGGTGTTCTATGACAAATGAAATAATTATTGATGATTTATGGACGAAGTTATTTGCATTACACATTGGATGTAAATGTCCTAACGAAAGAGTAAAGGAAAAATTTATTAATTTTATACTCGCCCTTAAAAATGACCAAGAATCTGATAATAATTTAACAGAAGAATTTGTATTCTCGCAATTTCCAGAATTTATTAATTATCTAGCGGAATATTAAGTGAAGATGGGGTTGACACCACACCTCGACTGTGCTAAAGTGGTGACGTAGCTGAACAACTAACTAAAGGAGAGATATTTTATGGTTTATGAAGGTACAGCTTATTGGGCATCTGTTACTACACCGAATACTAGGTTTGAACCTAAGTATACGATTGATTTAGTAGTAGATGAAGACACTGCCGAACAGCTTCGGACTAGTGGCATAACTATTAAAGATAAAGAGGAGGGTCCAACCGTTACCATGAAGCGTAATGTTAATGGACCGAATGGTATGGTTCGTAGAGCGCCACGGCTCATCGACCGGAATAAAGACGAGTTAGATTGTCTAGTTGGCAACGGCTCTAAGGTAAGGGTTCAAGCAAAGGAATGGGAAATCAACCGCAACGGTCAGGCTTTTAAGGGACTCGAACTCCAAGCTGTACAGGTTTTGGATTTAATTGAGTACAACCCTGGTGATGGGGATGAGTTTGCTACCTTGTCAGATGAGGCTGAAGTTGACAGCTTGTGAGTGAAGAAAAGAAACAAGTTATCTACGCAAAGGATGATTCTAAATACAACGTAAATGACTTTACCGATGAAGCTAAAATATCATTTACTTATCTTATTGAAATTAATCAGGAAGTAATGGCGCTAACAAAACGGATCACTATACTACAAGCAGCTTCCGTTACGTTAAGTCAAAAGATTAATGATCAATTAACAAGTAATATGGTTATAGAAAATGCTGAGGCTGCTAATGAACTAGCAGACAATGAGCACCTCGGGTATTAATTTCTAAAAGTTTGACCTCGGTAAGTCTATAAACTGCCTTTTTTAAATACAGGAGAAATGCATTGGCTTTTGTAAAATACCATCAGCCGTGTCCCTTATGCAAATCTAGCGACGCCGCAAGTTTAAATGAGGATGGGTCGGCATATTGCTTTAGTTGCGATAAGAGGATTAATAATTATCAAAACCTTATGGGAGAACCAGCAGCAAACAATGTAAAGGAATTTAAAGTTTATAAAAATAATTCAGTTAATGACATAGAGGGTAGCTTCGCTGCTCTAACTGACCGTAATATATCTTTAGACACCGCGAAAAAATATAATGTTAAATCGCTTTCAAATTCTGACGGCGAAATTGTAAGACATTTTTATCCCTATTATATAGCCTCAGAAATTACAAGTTATAAAATTCGTGGGGCCGATAAACATTTTTCATGGCAAGGAAATTCAGAAGGTACTGGGCTGTTTGGAGAATCTATATTCAAGGCTTCCGGTAAGTTCGTTACTCTTGTGGAAGGTGAGTGCGATGCAATGGCGGCTTACGAATTACTAGGGTCTAAGTGGCCTGTAATTAGTCTTAAAAGTGGAGCCGCTGGAGCAGTTAGGGATGTTAAACATTCAATAGAATTTTTAGAAAAGTTTGATAATATAGTTATAAATTTTGATAGTGATAAAGTTGGTAGGGAAGCCGCGCAGAAAGTCGCTCGGTTATTAACTCCGGGCAAAGCTAAGATCTTAACACTTCCCGATGACTTCAAAGATGCTAATGAAATGCTCAAGGCAGGACGAGCACAATCTTACGTCGATGCGTGGTGGAGTGCAAGGCTATATACACCGTCCGGTGTTTTAAATATCTCAGAGCAAAAGAAAAACTATAATAATCGTAAGAGCCGGGAAAGCATTCCGTATCCTTGGGAAGGTTTAAATAAAAAGTTATATGGACTACGCAGTGGAGAATTAGTAACACTTACCGGCGGTACAGGACTAGGTAAATCCAGTATCACCCGAGAATTAGAACATTGGTTAATAATGCAGACTAAGGATAACGTAGGTGTTATCGCTCTTGAGGAAGATTGGCGGCGCACAGTAGACGGTATCGTTTCAATAGAAGCGAATGCTCGATTATATATTGACCAAGTTCGAGATAAATTTTCTCAAGAAGAACTAGATAAATATTTTGATAATGTGTATAGTGGTAAAAACGAAAACCGCTTTTGGGTTCATAGTCATTTCGGCATTACAGACCTTGACGAAATTTTTAGTAAGATTCGATTCTTAATAATTGGGTGTTCATGCAAGTGGCTAGTAATAGATCATCTTCAGATGCTGGTAAGTTCAGTGATGGAGAGTGACGAACGTAGATCAATAGATAATATTATGACCAGACTAAGAAGCATTGTCGAAGAGACAAGTGTAGGATTAATCTTAGTGAGCCATTTGCGGCGCGTTGATAGTAATCGTGGGCATGAGAATGGAATAGCGGTGAGCTTATCCCATCTTCGAGGCTCTCAAAGTATTGCACAATTATCTGATTGTGTGATAGCATTAGAACGCGACCAACAAGCAGACGATCCCCAAGAAGCTCATACGACCCACGTTCGGGTATTGAAATCCAGATACACAGGTGATGTTGGGATGGCTGCACATTTAATTTACGACAAAGAAACAGGGAGACTTAAAGAAACATTTATTGATGAAGATGAAGAGGTTGAATTATGAAATCTTTAGTTTTCGATATTGAAACTGATGGTTTACAACCAACTAAAATTTATTGTATGTCAGTTTTAGATGTAGGTACTCAAGAGCAGGTTAATTTTAAACCAAAAAATATCACAGAAGGTATTGAACTTCTTAGCAGTGCCGATAAATTAATAGGGCATAACATTATTGGTTTTGATATTCCAGTTATACGAAGACTACATGGTACTAATCTACTTGATAAAAAGATAATAGATACCCTTGTACTCTCAAGACTATTTAATCCAGTAAAGGCTTCTCATAGTTTAAAAACTTGGGGGTACGATCTCCAGTTTCCAAAGATAGACTTCGATGATTACAGTACTTATTCAGAAGACATGATGCAGTATTGTGCTCAGGATGTCATTGTAAATTATAAAGTTTATGAGAAATTAAAGCGGGAGAGCAGGGGCTTCACATCCGAAAGTGTAGATTTAGAAATAGAAGTTTATAAAGTTGTAGCCAAGCAGCAGGAGCATGGTTTCGTATTGGATAAAGACTTAACTCATACCCTGCTTGCAGAATTTTTAAATCGACTTACTGAGATCAATGATGAAGTACATAAAACTTTTAAACCTAAAATTAGCGAACGTATTATTTATCCTCAACATACAAAAGATGGTGTATTAAAAAAGTTAGGTATAGATAAGGAAGGGCATCAGACCAGACTAACCGATGAGGAATATAATAAATTTAAAAATTGTAATTCATCGCAGACCATACGAATTACTGAAGAAAAATTTAATCTTGGTTCTCGTCAACAGATAGGTCAATACTTACAAGAGTTTGGGTGGAAGCCTAAAGATTTTACTCCTACAGGGCAACCGAAAATAGATGAGAAAATTTTAGGTGCTGTAAAAAATATACCGGAAGCAGCACTTATAGCTAAGTATTTAATGCTTCAAAAACGTATTGCACAAGTTCAATCTTGGCTGTCATTTTTAGTTGGTAAGCGAGTACACGGATCAGTTATATCTAACGGTACTATTACTGGTAGAATGTCCCATCGAGATCCAAACATGGCTCAGGTTCCTAGTTTAGCATCGCCGTATGGCAAAGAATGCAGGTCTTGTTGGACAGTACCTAGAGGTTATAAACTTGTGGGCGTTGATGCTAGTGGTCTTGAACTACGAATGCTTGCACATTATTTAGATGATAAGGAGTTTATTAATGATATTCTCAACGGCGACATACACACAGCTAATCAAATTAGGGCAGGTTTGCAATCAAGAAATCAGGCTAAAACTTTTATCTATGCCTTCTTATACGGAGCAGGAGATGAAAAAATTGGAAGAGTGGTCGGGGGAAGCAAAGCTGAAGGTAAGAGAATTAAACAATCTTTCCTTAATAATTTCCCATCACTTAAATCTCTTAGGTATAGAATTACAAGAAAAGCTGACGAAAATGGATTCATCAAAGCATTAGACGGTCGAAAAATATTTATACGAAGTTCTCACGCAGCCCTTAATTCTTTATTACAAGGTGGAGGGGCTATCATTATGAAGCGAGCTTTGATAATATTAGATAAGAATCTAAAAGATACTGATATTGATGCACGTTGTGTAGCAAATGTACATGATGAATGGCAGATTGAGACATGGCATGAAGATGTTGATAGACTTGGGGAACTAGCAGTAAATGCTATCAGGTCGGCTGGAGATTACTATAAACTTAAATGTCCAATGGACGCTCAATATAAAGTAGGAGAAAACTGGAGTGAAACTCATTGAACAACTTTCACTTTCTTTTGAGGATGACCACTATGACTTGGGTGGAGGTGATTATAAGTTATGCAGTAAATGTAATAAAAAATTATCGTTGTCTGCATTCGGTAGGACTAGCGGAGGAAACTATCTTAGACCAGAATGTAAAAAATGTAATAACGAACTAGGGAAAATAAGGGCTAAATTAAAAGAACAACATGGAATGCCTAAAGAAAATTACATATGCCCAATATGTCTAGGCAATGAAGAAGATGTGAATGGCAGAGGAAATACAAAAAATGGTTCATGGGTGTTAGATCATTGTCACGAAACAGAAAAATTTAGAGGCTGGCTTTGTCATAAATGTAATAGGTCATTGGGCGGTTTCGATGATGATGTAGAGATGTTATTAAGAGCTATTAAATATTTAAAAGGTTAGAAATTTTTATGGATAACTACACAGAGAAAAATCTATCGACATTAGTTGAAGATATTTATCAAACAGTCTCCGATTTAAATTCAGGGAATAAAAGTATCCCAGAAGAAGATTTGGAAACCTTAACTGTTGGAATTAAAAAGTCAATATCAAATTGGGCTGAACCAAAACATAAAAATGACTTCTCTATTAGAATGTCTAACATTGGTAAGCCGACACGACAACTATATTATAATAAAAAATATCCTAGTAATAGTACTCCCGATGCGCCTACACTAATTAAGTTCTTGTATGGTCATATACTGGAAGAAGTTTTACTATTCCTAGTTAAATTATCGGGCAACGATGTTACAGACCAACAAAAAAAAGTGACAGTTAATGGTGTGACGGGGCATCTCGATTGTAAAATTAATGGGGAGGTAGTTGATGTTAAGACCGCCTCCAACTTTGCCTTTAGAAAATTTAAAAATGGTACGCTTCGGGAGGATGATCCGTTCGGATACATGAGCCAGCTTGCAGGATATGAACACGCAGAAGGGACAAGTCATGGAGGGTTTTTAGTAATCAATAAAGAATCTGGTGAGCTTACATTATATCAACCGGAAGAATTAGATAAACCAAATATAGAAACTTTAATAAATAAAATATTTAATATATTTAAATTAGATACGCTTCCAGAGAAATGCTATAGTCCTATTCCTGCAGGAACTAAGGGTAACATGAAGCTTCCAATAGGATGTGTTTACTGCCCCCATAAGATTGAATGTCATAGTGATACCAACGGTGGGAAAGGATTACGTCTATTCAAATATGCTAAAGGCATTGAGTATCTAACACGAGTTGATCAAGCACCTAGAGTTGAAGAAATAATCGCGTGAGAAAAAAGATTTTAAAAAGAATAGAGAGTAGGGCATCCGAGTTATTAGTTGAGTGGCTGCGAAGCATTGTAAGTGAAGAAGACGCAGATAAAGTAACGAAAGAAAATTATAAATCTTTACTTCCTAAAGAAGAATATATCTCAATAAAGAGAACTTATTATCTAGCGTTATACACACATAGGTGGGCTAAACAAAATATAAAAAAACTACTAAAGAAAGGTACTAAGCTAGAAGATATTACAATAGGAGATCTAATATGGATTCAGAAAAAGACGAAGCAAAACGACCTATCGAGTATATTTTAATAGCTATATCTTGTAATATACAACTACGGCAAAGCCAATTAGCATTAGATGAATTGTTTTTTCTTAGGGAAGAAATTGATGAAGCAATAAAAAACTTTAGGATGAAATTACATTGAAAAGAAAACCAAGAATTAAACGTCCAAGAAGCAAAAATGTAAAAGGATACGATAGTATTTGGGAATATGTACTCCACGATACCTTACTAAAAAACTGGAAACATCATACAGATAAGGTTGAATACAGCATAACTCATTCCTATGAGCCAGATTTTGCAAGGACTTTACAAGACAAGTTAATTCTGTTAGAATCCAAGGGTCGCTTTTGGGACTATGTAGAATATTCTAAGTATATCTGGGTCAGAAAAAACCTTCCGGCCAATACAGAATTAGTTTTTCTATTTGCTAATCCCTCCGCTCCAATGCCTGGAACTAAAATCAGAAAGGATGGAACCAAAAGAACCCATAGTGAGTGGGCGACAGCAAACGAATTTAGATGGTTCACAGAACAGACATTACCTGATGAGTGGGTAGATATTAAAGTTAAGAAATCAGAAGAATTTATAGAGAGGCAACGAGAAAACGAGGAATCAAAAGATGACTATTGATAAAGAAGAACAGTCAAAGCTAAATTTTAAAAATGATCTAGAGGAGTTTAAATATTTTAGAAATAAAAGCAAACAAAAAGCAGAAGATTCTGTAAACAGTCCAGCACATTATAATAATGGGAATATAGAATGTATTGATGCGATAGAGGCGATGCTAACTTCTGACGAATTTATTGGTTACCTAAGAGGTAATTCATTAAAATATCGATGGCGCTTCAGATATAAAAACGAACCAATTCAAGACATGCTTAAAGCTACGTGGTACGAAGAAAAACTTTTACAGTTCTATAAAAAAATTAATATTTCATTGGAGAAACAAGGTGAGCACAGACAGAAAAATTGATCGCGTAGCTAAGTTTAACAAAAATAAAGAGGCTAAAAATAAACAGAATTTTAAAAGATATAGAAAAGAAAAAAAGGAATATGATAATGACGTTAAAGACACAAGAGTACCTCGGAATACAGATAGACCTGAATAAAGAAAATAACCTTAGTAAATTTTCAATCAATACATTACAAGACAGATATTTTTGGGAGAATGAAACTTATGCTCAACAAGCTTTTGCGAGGGCTTCAGTATTTGGCGCAACGTACAAAGAAAATACTGACTACGATCTTGCACAACGACTTTATAACTACGCAAGTTCTTGCTGGTTTATGTTTAGTACTCCTATACTTAGCAACGGGGGAACCTCTCGCGGCCTTCCCATTAGCTGTTTTCTTAATTATGTGCCTGATTCAAGGGTTGGCTTATCTGATCACTATGATGAGAACATATGGTTGGCAAGTGCAGGTGGAGGTGTCGGTGGATATTGGGGTGATGTTAGGAGTAGTGGTGCTTGGACTTCTAGTGGCAGTAAGTCTTCTGGATCTATCCCTTTCATGCATGTAGTTGATTCTCAAATGTTAGCATTCAATCAAGGCATTACGCGACGAGGCAGCTATGCAGCTTACCTGAATGTTAGCCATCCTGAAATAGAAGAGTTTATTGCAATGAGGAAAACCACGGGCGGGGATTTAAATCGTAAATGTCTTAACTTACACAACGGAATAAATATCACAAATGAATTTTTAGATGCCGTTAGTGAAGATAAAGATTGGCGATTGATAGACCCTAAGACTAAAGAAGCAGTAAAAAATATAGGAGCTAGAGATTTATGGTGGCAAATAATACATACCAGAGCCGAAACAGGTGAGCCATATCTTATTAATTTAGATAATTGTAATGCTAGTCTCCCAAAAGAACAAAAGGATTTAGGACTTGAAATTAAACAAAGTAACTTGTGTTCTGAAATAACATTACCAACCAACGAAGAACGCACAGCCGTGTGTTGTTTGTCCAGCGTTAATCTTGAAAAGTTTGACGAGTGGGAAGCTAATGATTTATTTATTAAAGATTTAGTTATTATGCTTGATAATGTTTTAGAATATTTTATTGAAAGTGCTGTTGATACCGATGAGTTAGGAACATATCGGGCAGGGCCAGAACGATTTAAAAATTATATTAAGGAGGGGAAAAATGGATATAAAAAATCAGCTTATTCTGCTTATAGAGAACGGAGTATCGGCCTTGGAGCGATGGGGTTCCACAGCTATCTCCAAAGCAAACTTATTCCTTTCGAAGGTCTCTTCGCGAGTTCATTTAACCATAGAGTATTTAGTCATATCAAATCTCGTGCTGTTGAGGCAAGTAAGGGATTGGCTGAAGAGAGGGGGGAAGCACCTGATATGGCTGGGAGTGGATTGCGTAATGCTCATTTGCTTGCCGTTGCTCCTAATGCTTCTAGTTCCATTATATGTAACAGCACAAGTCCTAGCATTGAGCCTACGAGGGCTAATATTTATACTCACAAAACTTTAACGGGTTCTTATAAAGTGCAGAATAAATATCTTGAAAAACTTTTAAAGTCTAAAAAGAAAAATACCTCTGAAGTTTGGACAGATATTTCTGCACATGATGGGTCCGTTCAACATTTAGATTTCCTAACAGAGGATGAGAAGAACATATTTAAAACGGCACCGGAAATAAATCAAATATGGATAATAGAACATGCTCATCAGCGACAGAAGTATATATGTCAAAGCCAAAGCGTTAATCTATTCTTTTCTCCGCCTAAAGCCACGGAGCCACAAGAGGTTCACAATGAGTTTTTACAATATGTTAATGATGTTCACTGGGCAGGGATCAAGAAGTTAAAATCTCTTTATTACTTACGCTCTGATGCGGCGCGAAACCCCGAGAATGTTAATATAAAAATCCCAAGAATTAATCTTGAAGATGTAGAATGTCTAGCTTGCGAAGGATAAATAAAAATGAGTTTACTAAGTAGTAGAGATTATTATAAACCTTTCGATCATCCTTGGATGTTCGATTACTATGTTCAACAAAATCAAATGCATTGGTTCCCAGAAGATGTTCCACTACATAATGATGTTAAAGATTGGCAAGACCTAAACGACACCGAACGTAACCTACTAACACAGATATTTAGATTGTTCACACAGTCTGACGTAGACGTAGGCTCTGGTTACATCGATAAGTATATGCGCATCTTCAAGAAGCCAGAGGCGCGTATGATGATGGCGGCATTTGCTAATATGGAATCAATTCATCAACATGCCTATAGCTTACTACTTGATACGGTTGGGATGCCCGAAACAGAATACAAAGCTTTTTCAGAATACGAAGCTATGTCAGATAAGCATGATTATATAGACAAAATAAAGATTTCTATTAAGGACAAGGAAAGTATTGCCAAGACTTTAGCGGTCTATAGCGCGTTCACTGAAGGTCTTCAGTTGTTCAGTAGCTTTATAATACTGCTGAACTTCCCTCGCTTTGGAAAGATGAAGGGTATGGGACAGATAATTACTTACAGTATTCGAGATGAATCATTACACGTAGAGGCAATGACCAAGCTGTTTCGGGAATTTATAAAAGAAAATATATATCTTTGGACAGATGATTTCAAAAAAGAAATATATCAGGCGTGTCGTGACATGGTAGATTTAGAAGACAGATTCTTAGACTTGGTATTTGAGATGGGAAATATCGAGGGGCTAACTAAAGTAGAGATGCGGGAATATATAAGATATATAGCAGACCGCCGCTTGCTACAACTAGGCTTGAAGACTAATTATAACGTAAAGAATAATCCGATAACG